ACTCTTGCAGATCCGTTTTGTCGATAACAGCAGTCGTGTCTTGATTGAGTGCTTTGTCGACTTTCGTAATTTTTTCTTCGAGTTTTCTGGCATAGCGTCTTTTACTTTCTGCTTGCTTTGTTACCTTTGCTGCTCGTTTCTTTGCTTCAGTAAGTCTACGTTGTGTTTGCTTACGAGCTTTGACTGCAAAGGAATAGTTATATCTTTGTTTGGGAGCGTTGGGGTCTTTCTTCGGTCGACCACGTTTGGGTGCATCAGTCAACAGAGTCTACTTTTCGTGAAGTTGAACCCTTTGCATATATTTTTGGAATTGGTTTACCAACATCCATCTGAGGAAACTTTAATTTAGGGTTCTTCTTTTTTGTACTCGATCTAAGATCAAGCATTCCGGGTGCAACTAATCCTGCTAATATTCTTAGTCCACTATACATTAGTTCGTTCCCCTTTTATTATTTTTCTACCTCTGAAGAATACAATAAGGTTGATTGTTGTGTTAATCGATACCATTGTAACCAAGAGTGCTTGCCACCACTCAATTTCCATCGATTACTACGTCTTTCTTAGGTGGCAACAGGACAATACCGTGTACAGCCTGCACATTTACGTTAGTTGTTTCTTGTTTTCCTAGACCAACCCTGTTTAACAGCGATTCTGCAGCCCTGAAGCGTAGGTCGTCTCCTCTTTCAGGTACTGGGTTGTCTATTGTTGTTACAAGGCGTGTAGCAGCCTTAAATGCGTTCATAGACAGCACGTTTTGTGTACGTCTTATGATCTCATCTGCTAAACTATTGCGTAGCCACGTCACTGATCCCTTTGCATATCCTGCTTTGAGGGCTGCATCAGTCACGTTACCACCATTTTCAAAGAGTACTTCTAGAAATTGCTCCTGTTGAGGACTTATCTCACGTTCTTTGCTTCTCTGTTTTGGGAGTAAATTTGTCACAACGGTATGCTCGTGCTTCCATGCTCGGTTTATATATGGGTAGTTCCTTTTGAATTTCGTATACTCGTGCTAAACACTGGTCGTGAGTCATGTAAGGACCTCGTGTGTCCTTTAATTGTTCACAACTTCCGTCTAATGTTGGCTTTCCGAGCAAACAAACGAGTACAAACGCTTCATACATGGATTTTCCTTGTTAAATTAGACAAAAAATCAAAGAAATAAAGCCAAATACACTAATTCTTCAGATAATACTTGGTTGTATGTGCTTTAGTTGACCTTTTGTTACTTTTATAATAGTGACTTAGGCTATTTACGTCAAGAAAATAATTATTTTGTTGACAGAATAGGAATTGGTCAGTACAATCGGAGTAGAACCTCCGGGGAAATACACCATATCCCACCACGCTATCCCAAAGGGTTGCCCCATAACTTGTACAAGTAACTATTTCACATAAAAATATGGCGACATTGCATGCAAATGCAGGGGGGCCCGGGGTGGCTCTTGCGTACGCACGGACTAGATATATATTTCTAGCCGATTTCCACTTGTCTCCTATCAATGATAGTTCCAAAGGCTAACAAACCACCCACCAAAACAACCACCAATATAATAAAAGGTAACATCGCACGCACACACGCCCATGTAATGCTATTTGTCATTTAGTTAGTTATACAAGTAATACCCTTTACTGCTTTATTAAGGTTACTATTGCGAGTAATTAACCAAACGCCATTTAAAGCTATTACATAACAGAAACAATCATTTAGATATATATTGAAGCAAACAAAGAAAAAACCCCCTAGAAACTAATCTAGAGGGTTTTACATGGAGGAGTTTTATTATTAATTTAAATCTTCAAGAATGTAAACACCCCTTTTAATCTTTTCTTTAGTTGTTTTGGTATCTTCATTTAAATATAACTTTCTATATCTTGAAGTGGTATTGCTATAATTCCAATGATTTTTATCTAAATATACTTGAAAGTTTTTATGATCTTTTACGGCAATAATTGTATCATAACTTTGAAATACATCTAAACCACTTTGCAAAGTAATTTTAAATTGATTTGCTATTGGTTTATTAGATCTAGGAGAAAGAAAGTTACTAACCTTTGCAATAGCTTTTAACTTCTTTTCTCTACTTGGCATGTTTTCATATATTAAACTCATTTTAAATTCCTTTCATTAAATTATAATATAGTTACCTTTTAACCTAACTTTCTTTGAAATACAGTTAAAGCAAATAACAGTTTCATACTCTTGTTTTTTACCTTCAGGTATTTCTTCAAATAGTTTGGTTGACCCAAAAGTTTGTTTCTTTTCACATTCTTTGCATTGAAAATAATAAGCCATTAATTTACTTCCTTTTCAAATAATTCAAGTTGACCATGCAAACCAAACGTTGCATTTGGTTCAAAGCTTTGATTAAAATGAACCCTATCCACATTTGAATTAATAGGTGATTTATCAAACTCCACTTGGTCATTTTTATTTTCAAGTATCGTAATGTTTTGGTCTTTATGGCATATGATTTGATGCTTAAATTGTTCACCAATACTTTTTTTGATACCTATAATTTCAATCATTGAATACTTATCCATGATTTTAAATTGAATAGTAACTTCATTTCCATCTATTTGTTTGAGTTCTTTTTTAAAATAATCCCAAACTGTATTTATTAAATAAGTTCTTGTTTCCATCGTTGGATTTCCTTTCTTATTAAAAAAGGCTAGATTAATTTCTAACCCAGCCTAATTATAAATTTATTTTTTTATTTAATGCAAGTTATTTTTTTGCACAGTATAAAAGTTTAACCTTTGCATTATCTTTATTAAAAACGCTTTTCTTAATAATTAATTGCTCTCTTAATAACTCATATAAACAATCATGAACTACAACTTTTTTTAATCCTGATCTTCTTGCTATGGTGTTATAGCGTAAGCCATTTGTAGATCTTGTAATAACGAACAGTACAAGCTCTTTGTAATATGTCTTGCCATGTACAATTTTGTAGTTCTGCCAAGCTTGATCTAGTGTCTTTGATAGATCAAATAATCTTTGTCTTGATCTACTAAAACCGTGTTTCAAAAGTGCATTACTTGATACTTCTTTAATAGCATCAATAGTGCTTTCCATGTTGGTTAATGTATTCATAATGTTTCCTTTCTTTACCATGAAATAATAGCGTAAATAATTAAACAGAACAGTATAACTACTACTGTTCTGTATATAACATAAGCGAGTTCTAAACCGTCATTCACTTTAAGCGATCTCCAACTCTTTCCAAGCATCACATTCAATAACAGTTCTTACTTCATCATTTCTTGTTCTTTGTACACTTGGTTTATCAGCAGTAGATTTACCTGATCTAATCTTGACTAACTTATTATCGATTTCTTTTTCGATAGTTTCATCAGTATGAGTTGCCCAATGTGTAAGAGCATTATAGCCTGACCACATTGTATTGCCTAAATCAGGTGTTTCTTTCTCAAACCTATCCAATAAATAATTAAGCTTAGTTTCATTAACTGGATTGGTTAAATTGAGTTCAGCAGATTTACTTTTCTTTTTACAAATAGTCTGTTTTAGAATATTGCCAAACTGTTCCAAACTCATATCTTTAGCTCTCCAATTTAGCATAGTTTCTTTTTGATTATTCCAAAACTCTAAACCAATACTTGCCTTAGTCATAAGAGCAGTAGTTGATAAGTTTCTAGTATGTTTAGCTTGTTGATGGTATGCTTTTTGACCACCAAAAACTAAAGTATTTCTACATAGATTACGATACGCACCTGAGAAAACTTGAAAGCTCCAAGACATATCACAACTATTAAAGATATCTATTCTAGATAAAACCTTATCTTTATTATTGGATACTGTAGTTTCAAGATCATGAAAAAATATAGTTCTATGAGCTTGCAAACCATCCTTGTAAAGCTGATCTTTAATAGTAACGTTATCTAGTGGCAAATCAGATTGACCAAGAATTTTAGCTTGTTCAGCAAACAATTCATGATGAGGAATTAACTTATAAGTATTTGAAACTGGTCTAGTTGCAAGAAGCTTATCCAAACTAGAATTGTACAAACCAAAATAACCTTTTAGATCAAAAGGTGAAGTTACTTCATGAGCGTAAGCATCACCGTTTGGAACAGGAATTAATGCTTGAAGATCAACTTTAGTTATTTTGGAATTATCTTCATAAAAACTTACATCAGTATAATCTCTATGAGTTTTTACTTCATGATTGAAGTTATTAGCAATATAGTTCATTTAATTTTCCTTTCATAATTTATTAAAATTGAACGTAATTAATCTTCTAAACTATCTAGATTAAATAGCAAGAAGTTTCTTTTTATTTTCTATTTGCTTTCTTTTCTTTCTTAAAAAATCAAAATCAACTTTTTTCAAACCTCTAGCATCGATGTTGTTCGGAACATTTATTATAACTGGTTCACCTTTAGTGTCGATTGGTTTGTCATTTTTAGTGTCGCTTAATTTGTCAATGTCTGCATAAATACATGGTCGACTATCTATCATAAAAAGCCAAACATTACCAATCCAGTGTCTATCTACCTCAAGCCATTTACCCACAGTAGGTGTACCCTGAATAATTCTTTTGTATTGAAAATATTCCATTGTATATGGGTTATATGAAACTTCTTGGTAATTCAGGGTTGGTTTGATCCATTTAGGTTGGCGAATACCGTTGACAAAAGCATGGACATTCTTCTTGCCCTCTTGCTTTACTCTTTCGTTGCCTGACTTCCTGACAACAAACATGGCATTGGTTACGAACAACTTATCAGTATGTTCAATAACCAAACCAGTTTTGTAATCTTGTACAGAAAAACACTTTCGATGTAGATTATAGTAAGCTCTTATTCTATCTGTATTAGACATGATTTCTCCTTTTCTGTCTGTTCAGATAACTGTTACTAAACGTATGGATACCTGTCAAGCTTTTCTTGTTTCCACTTCTCTTCTAGATAGTCTAAGGCTAGATAAACTCTATCTGCAACATCATCCCTTTGCCTATGTGTCTTTAACCAATCTTTAAAATCATCGACATTCATCTCAAACCATCTGTCGTTTATGAAGTCGAACACTTTGTCATTCATTCTGTGTGACATGATTTGTCTCCTTTTGGAATAACTATATTGACAAGATCTTTGATAGGTGTTGAAGCAGAGTTCTCAAGATGCAACATCATGGATTCAAAATAGCTAAACAATTCTTTGGCTATACTAAGTTCACGTTTCTCTTGCTCGACTTCTTCGTTCTTTTCACCATTGACACTCCAACTCCTGATGAACTCTTCATTAGCGTCAATCTGTTTGTCAAGGCTATCCATAAGAATTTTTACTTCACCCATGTTAAATCCTTCAACTGTGTCGATTGCATGAGTTAAGCTATCTATGTAAACACGAATACATTTGGACTTCGACAATGGTTGTCCATATTGATACTGTTTCCAGTTTTCTCCATCGACAAGATATTGACCACGCCAACGCAGATTATATCTTCTTTTGTTGACATACTTCTTCATCATCTTGACCATCTTCAAGTTCTCAGGTGTGTTAGGTATATCAGTAAAGACATATCTATTAGAAGCAAATACTTTTTCTAGATAGGCTAACCTCTTCATCTTTTCATCTAGATGCCCAACGTTGTGTTCATCGTTTTCCAACTGGGCGACAAGCCTAATATTTTCTTTCTCTAATTCTCTTTGCTCAATCCTTAGATTAGTAATCTGTCTATTCAGATCATCTTTAGAGTATGCAACATGGTTTCCATCATTATCATATTCCCAATCAACGCCTAATTCCATATTAGATTTAAGCTCGACATTTTCTTTCTCAAGATTTTCTACCTTTTCATGTAGATCATGAATTAATTTACTTACTTTCATTAGCTTTTCCTTTCAATATAAACTTAATGACTTCGTTAGTCCAACCGTTCCCAAGTATCTTGTATCCCTGACTATTACTTACAGATTTACAATAATCATCAGGTAACGTTTGTAACCTACAACATTCCCTTACAGTAAGTTTACGCCATTGTAAAGCACTATCTGTATAAGCGTGTGGATAGCGACCAACAGGTAGTGGTGAAACTACTGTATCTTTGTCTACTGTAGATAGACACCGTGACTTATCGTTGTCGTAGACTTCAAGTGTCTGTACAAGTGGTAAAGACTTATCGTTGTCCTTTCGTACTCCATCTTGATTAATACGTCTACCTTTTACCGAAGCAGACTTGCAAAGTATTTTGGGTTCACGATTGCCACCACCACAAGTATTCAATGTAGGTGACTTTCCCTCGACAGAATAAACACGCTTTAGTATGTCATGTCCATTCAGATCAGCTACACCAACTTGCTCACAACCTTCTTTAAATACCAACTGTCTGCGTGACTTCTCGAAGTAAGTTCGCAAGTTGCCACCTTTCCAATAGTTAGCGTCTAGACAGTATGACTTTTCTCTGTCCACACAACCACACTCGATTATGTCTTTTAATTTAATCCCTCTATCTTTAGGTATATCAAATTCAAAATCAGTTATGTACATACGTACTCTATTCTGTGCAGATACAAGCGATGAATTGATTATGTACAGTTTAAGTTTGGGATTTATCTCTTGTAATGTGCTGACAATAATCTCTTGCCATTCTTTTTTCATCCTGACATTTTCAAACAACAGTTTTAACTTTGGATTACGTTTGTAATGATACTTGTATATCTTGACAAACTCAAAAAACAATTTTGATTGAGGGTGTTCAAAGTTCAAACCTTTGCCTGCTACAGAAAATCCCTGACAAGGTGATCCACATAGAATAACATCCATAGGTAAGTTCCTTGTCACTTCGATAACATTTCTTATGTCACCTATGTGCATTATGTCTTTGTGATTATCTTGAGCTACCTTGATAGCAAACTTATCTATCTCAGAGCTAAACCAGTTAGTTGCTGGTAATCCTAGTTCTTTTACTGCTTGGCGACCTATCTCACCACCACTACATAAATTAAGCCAGTTCATTAATTATCCCCTAAGTTAAATTGATTTCTTAATCTCCAAAAAGCAATATCTAAATTCTTTATATCAGATAGATATAGATCTTCTATTTCTCTTATGTTTAAAAGAGCATCTTCAATAGCTTTATGAGCTAGATTGATTGCATCTAATTGATCTTTGGTAAGAGACTTCATAGCATCTGCTTTTAGCTTATTCTGTTTATCTCTTTCTATTTCCCATTTTTCTTTCTTAGCCATACTATTTCCTTTCTTAATTAACTGTTCTTAGTATAGGGAGTGTGTATCACTCAGGGAAACTTATACAACTAATAAAAAACATCTGTCAACAAAAAAAAAAGAGGAGTGACTTTTTACGGTCACTCCCCTCTAACATTAAGGAGAAAACATAGCTTTTTGAAAGCACCAGTTAATCGAAAGGAA